CGGGTTTTAAGGAATAGTCAATTCCATAAAACTTTGCCACTGCGGCACTCGGATAGACAGCTCCAAGGCAACAATGTGTTATCTGCTGAGTCAGCTGGTTCAGTTCAAGCTCTGTAACTTGATATCTGTTCATGAAACTAGAGGGGATAACTTCCCAATGTTCAACCTGGTCACACCCATTTATTTCCAGGATTTGTGTATGTTTGGTCAGCAAAGCTGCCATTTCGGGTGTGTCTAACCTACCACGACACTTAAACTTATCGAACCTCTGGCGCAACGCGTCCAATACAACGTTGCTTGGTTCATGCTTCAAGCCTTCAATAATTACACTGACAAACTCGTCCATCCTACGCGCCCATGGTAACATGTTGAATTCAGATAATGTCATACCCAATTGCAAGGGGGACATATCACCTTCAACAGTACCTAAGCTCCGCAAGGCACAAGAGATATTCATACACATCTTAAATTGACGTTCACCTGTGTCCTTATTAACACACATCATTGGTGATCGTTTCAAGAATTGAATTTGTTCAATCTCTTCTACTGAATCAACAGTAACTTTGTGCCCCACTAAGTAAGCACCCAACGACACATATTCCTCAACCGGCCATTCCAAGTCAAACAGAGTATTCATGCATGTAAAAATGCCGATACCTATCAACAATGAGGCCGTATGGTTGAGTATGGTCGTGAGACATGTGCCCGATCCTTCAAAAGCAGAGTCGATGAAAACGTTCAGCACCTCTTTCGGATTGCTAGGATTGGCAATACGAATATTCTTGGTGCACTGTTCTATCAACCCCATAGCTCTTTCAGGTTCAATAGCTGCTAGCATTCCATATATAGCTGCAAAGATTGGAAACCTGTTGGAAGAGTCACATGAACTAATGTCAGTGTTAGCCATCACTCTATGGTGTTTGAAGTTGCCTATCAAACAAGAATCATCAGAATATATTATGAAGTACAGGTGATCGGGAGTATTTAAACCCTCAATTGCCATACGAAATATATCATCCAATTCACCACTCTTCAACTTACTACATACGATCATAGTAAACGAAACATGTGGTCCAGGGAGATAATAACTACCGTGTATGCACACTTTAAGTATTTCTGGTAGCTCAGGAGCATAAATGCCCCCTTCACCATAATTAACATAAAAGCGTGCTGCTTTACCCGGTTTTGCCCACTCTTTCTTGAGTAAGCCTTGAAGTTCATTCACAAGACAATCAGAGTTAGTGTGAACTAAGATATTATTAAAATATCTCTCACGCAATTTCTTCTTGACATGTGGCAAACTTGTTGCATATTGCCTTGTATACAAGGGTTCGAGTTCTAGTAAATACCACTCCAAAACCTTGTGGTATGCCCAATGCCCACCGGTCTTGACGCTATCTACTACAAGTCGTAATATGCTAGGTTGTATGCGGTCCATGACTGAACACGAGAAAGGAGGAAGGCGTCTCTGGAAAAACAAACTCTCAATTTCGGCCATCAACTGGTTCTGAACTTGTAAAAATTCATCACCAGTCAGGTCATTTTGAGGATGTTCCTTCAGATACTCTCTGAAGTAATGAAGGAATTGAAATTCACCCACAGTGACTAAATGTGTGTGTACATCAGGGTCACCAACAACATAATCAGTCATTAGTGAACCATCTATAGCGTTTCTTTCAAAGGTTTCAATCCTTAAAAGTTCTTGCAATTTCTCTCCTTGCTCTGTTGGAAGGTGTGATTTGAATAAAGGCCACAATGCATACTGATTGACTTGATATCCAGTATTGTTTTTGTTGCAACCAATAATCCGCTTCAACGCCGACTTACAGTTTACTCCATTTATGTCGTAGATCACGAACTTTGCACGATTATCAGCCACAAAACGGAACATACATGTGACGTAGTATTTGGGGTGTTCGGTCTTTTCTGTCTCAAACGAAAAATATCCCCCATTATTAACTACGCCTTTAGATGTTCTGAGTATGTGGACATCGGATCGTACATCCCAATCCATTGGTATGTTCGTATCTTCGCCATATTCCCTCCACCAATTCCCATGGTGTGTCTCAATACCCAACGACGAGTATTCAAGTGTTTCCTCAGCAGCCTGTTGAACTAAAACGCTGTCTAAACGTTCGTCCATCAGATCTCTATTGAAAAAGAAAGCTGCAATTGTACTAATCTTGAATACGTCTGGAAGCTGCTCAAAATGCGTTAGAGCAATAGTTTGGGCCACCTTCCGCGACCTTTCTTCCAGCATTTTCGCTGTTGGTATACGTTTCACCAATGTGTTTTTCAACGGTATGAACGTCCACTGTTCACTTCGGATGATCTGAGTTTGACTAGTAAACAGACCACACGAGAAAGCAGAACTTGCCAATATCGTTTTACCTTTCCCTTCAGTAACCTCAAGCCATCCATACGAGCTTTTCGTTACATTTTCAACAAGCGTATTAGCAACAACAGTTGGTAATGCTTCACCTAAAGGAGTTATATATAGAGCATAATTAGTATTGTCCACTGGACGATAAAATTTTTCCCCATCAAAACCAACATCTATACCTGGAGTATGTACAATGTATTTTGTTGTTTTTGGTGGTTCAGCTACAGCAACGACTGCTTGTGGAACTTGTTGTGGAATTGGTTGAACGGTATGTCGAAAAACACACTTGTCACCACGCCTACAATCCCCAGTTTTGAAGAACCGACATTCTTCAGCACCAGGTTTAGGGACCTGCTTGGCAGGTTTCGGAGCGCCGACGCCCCTATTCTTAACATCATCAGACCCAGTCCATTCACCGTTTATCCCATTTAACTGTGAAATTGGAAACAAAGCTTCTGGTTCGATACCATCGAGAATCAGAGCCTTGTACATCTTCTCACCAGTCAACGCGCAAGCATAAACGTCACCATCATCTACAATGTAACGTTTGTGGTACCCCAAGAAACCATTCTTGGCTAGCAGCACATTGACAAACACATGACGATCAGGAGAACCCGGATTGCAAAAGCAACAAGGGGACGTTTCATCTTGTGTTAGCGAGACATCTAGTCCACGTAAAACAAAGCGGTTAAAACAGGGTTTGCACACTATGTTTGTCGGGAGACAGACGACTGTAGTCTTGGTGGTCAATAGTGACTCAGTGATAGGGTATATTACCAAACCACGAGGCCATCTAAAAGGATAATAGTCAGCAGGGGTTAACCGATCGACATCATCGGTATTTGTGACTTCTCCATTCGCACCATTTAATTGACGCTTGGCCCGACTCTTGTGTTTACGTCGGAAGAATTCGCCAAGCACAGCACGACGCACCTCATCTTTGAGCGCCGTTTGTTCCAGGGTGGGCTGTGGCTGCTGTTTGGCCACCCCACGGAGTATACGTTGAAACTCTTCATCTTGCAACTTGGTATTGATGAGTCGTTTAGCAACGGCCAGATTGTCAACCATTCCCAAATCTAGGTTTAACAATATGGACTTTAAGTGCTCACTACTAACTACACATGGAAAATTGGTAGGTGATAGACCTGATGCAATATGCATTGTCTTAGAATACCTATCAACTCTCGAGGTCAAAAAATCCTTGTCTAAGGGATTAAGCTTGACTTTCTTGAAATAGCGTCTCTGAATAATGAGCTCTTTTGAAAATAGCATCCGGTATGCTAACTTTCGGGTTCCCAACGGAATTCGGGCAATCATTGCTGATCCCTCCAAATCCCATAGCACTTCCTGTACTGGCCTAGACACTTGGAGACCTCTCTTCCCTTCGAAAGGTTGATGTGCCATACCAGGTTTGCCAGGTTTTCCAATAGCCTTCTTCCCCATAAGGGGGCTTTCTTGGTCAATTTTAATTTGATCAACCACAGTCTTTCTCTTTGGTTTAGACATAGGTTTATCCAGTAACAAATTGTTGAACGTTGGTAGAGTTTCCTCTGTGAACCGTTTTGTAACAGTGTGTCTTGGCATATTAAATTAAAATAAGTGTTTCTCCGGTTGGGGAGAATGCTGTTTTACAGCTTAACATTGACTCAATGAACGAGTAGAATTATGCACTCTACAGTGCCCAGCCATAACCGGCTGGTGGTTTTAAACCATGACCATGTCAGTAACTGCTTCCGCACCATAGGTCAACGCCTTGTTGATCCCATGTCGAGCAGCACTGCCCCCCCATCTACCTAGTGTGTGAGCCCAACCTTTCTTAGAGGTTGGAGCACCAATGTCTTTTGCAAATTCTCTCATAACATCCT